CTATGAAGTAGCTCTTGAGGCCCTTCTTGGTTTTGTCGGGCTTGCCGGGGAAGGATTCCACGCCTGGGTAGAGGGCATTGCACGCCTCGTTCAGGGCAGCCTTGAGACAGCGACCCTCCCAGACCAGTTCACCGTTGATCTGCTTGAAGCCGTTGCCGGCCACGGCCTTCTTGGACACCTTGTCCACGATCTCATCGACCTGGGCGGCGCTCAGTTCATCCTTGTCGAGAACAGGGTCAAGACCCATTTCGACCATGGTCTCTTCGGCAATGCGGCTCATCTCGGAGGCGTTGTCGGTGATGCGGGCCTTGACGAAGGCGTGGATGGTGGCCCCGTCCTTGGGGATGCCACCGACCAGGGTGTTGATGTGGAGGGATCCGGTGTAGGTCGTCCACCGGGACTGGAACTTGAAAATATCGGATGCGGACATGGTGATTCCTTTCTATTGGGCTTCTTCTTCTTCGGCCCCATAGTTGGACAGCCACTCTTCGATGGCGGCTGCCAGGTCAGCCAACCTGTGAGCCAGGTTGGCCTCGTAGGGGATACTGTCGGCCTGGAGGTGCATCAGCAGCATGCGGGCGTGGTAGGCCGGTGACATGCCGTCGACACCGCCAGGTGTCTCGTTGATCGCTTCCACCTCTTCGCTTATGGGGCCGTTCTTCTGGGACAGGAGAGAAGACTTGAGGTGCGTCTTTTTGCCGCTCAGGGTCTGGGTGGCCCGCCTCTCGCTGAAGGACAGGAGCCGCTCAGAAGTCCAGCCCAGGGCCTTGGCGAGCCGCTCGATGGGCAGCTTGAGTTCCCGTGCTAGTTCGACACAATGAAGCTGATCCCATCGCGACAGGTCGTGACCCCTCCCGCTGTTGAGCATGCAGGCGTCGTAGAACATCTCGGCCTTGGTCCGGTAGTGACGCACGATGCAGGAGATGGTGGCGTCATCCCCGTAGACCTTCCGCTTGGCCCTGGCCCGGTGGACGCCGTCGACAATGACTTTGCCGCGGGTGACGATGATTGGGGGAGGTTCGTCCCCCTCGCCGGCATTGAAGGCTTCATATGCCTCCACCAGGGTGGAGATGTTAGTGGTGTCGATCCTGCGACGGGGATAGAGGGAAAGGTCTTCCTTGAGGCGGGCGACGGGGATTTCCTCGACGGGTTCTGCTGGTGTTCTCGGCATTATTTTCTCCTTTGGTTCGTCGGCATGGGACGGCTAGGCTTAGGCGGGGCTAGTCGGCTTGGATGGGTAGGGTGCAGCAGGGCGTGTCGGTCAGAATGGAGGTGGCTGGATCGAGAGTTGGCAAGTCGGGTGGGTCAAGCTTGATATCGGGTGCGGCATGGAACGTCGATCTGGCGCGGACTGATCTGGGATGAAACATGGCCTGGGCTGACGAGTCGGGATGGCTCGGCTCGGCATGGTCCGGTTAGGCATGTCGGTGTGAGCCGGAAGGACAAGGTCGGGTATGTCGGCTCGGAGGGATGGGATACGGCGTGACTTGGGAGGGTTTGTCGGCGTGGCTAGATCGGGCATGGTGCGGGTAGGCATGTCGGCTGGAGGCGGGTAGGGGCGGCCCGACGCGAGATGACCAGACGGGGCAGGGGTCGTCGGTATGGATCTGGACTGGACTGGCTTGTCGATTCGGATCCCTGCTCTAAGAGTAGAGCAGGTAGGAGCCAACTATATCTGACTGGTCCCCAAAAAATCGGTCAGGCTTCTGAGATCCAGCGTCAGATTTCCTCGGGTATTAATCCCCTTGCCGTCGACCACTGCTTCCGCCACCTTTTTCTTCTGGGCCAACAAGGCGTGTTGGTACTCCTCGATGCTCCCGGCGACCTGGATGGTCAGCAGGGTGACCTGGGGAAACTTGCTGCTCAGGCGGATGATCCTGCTCTGGCGTTGGGCGAACGCTCCGCTGCTCCAGGGCAAATCATACGATATGAGGTAGTTTGCTACAGGAAGATCCAATCCGATCCCGCCAGCATCGGAGGAGAGGAAGAGTCGGGTGTCAGGATCGGTGGCGAAGGTCTGCTTGGCCTTGTCCCGGTTGGTGATCGACACGGCCCCGGTGAAGAGCACCGACTTGGTCAGGCTCCTGGTGCGCTCGGCCACGATGTCGAGCATGTCCTTAAAGAAGCTGAAAAAAACGATCTTGTTCTCGGGGTGGGCTTCCAGGATCTCTCGGATCAGCCCTGGCTTGTCCTCTGTCCCCACCAAGGCATCCAGCTTGGGAGCCTTCTTGAGGCCCTCCAGCCTGCCGGCGGCGTGTAGCTCCTGGGCGTACTCGCTGCCCATGCGGTTGCCAGGTAGTACCCCGCGGTAGTGCGCCGCGGAGAGCCGCAGTAGCTCGGGGTGGTCAACCAACATCCTCATGCAGGTAATCTTCGACATGATCCGACCGCGGGCCTCGCCCTGCTCTTCACCGCGGTAGAAGCCACTCAGGCTGAAGTTCCCCCAGGTGTTCATGGCCTCAGCCAGTTCGGCCTCCAGGTCATGCACCATGCGCCGGTACAGCATCCTGGTGCCCTGGTCTGCTTCCACCAGGATGGGTGCCGGTGCCACTACCGCGGGTAGCTGGTCGGCTACCTCGCTCCTGGTGCGCCTGACCATGTGCTCGGACAGGAGCCGGTGCAGGGTGGGCAGGTTCCGATAGACCCTGACCCGGCCCCAGGGATCACGCTTGATGAAGGCGGCGTCGAAGGTCTTGAAGTTGCCCAGGACGGTGGGGTTGATCCAGGACATGATCGAGTAGACCTCTTCGGCCCGGTTCTCCACTGGCTGGCCCGTCAAGGCCCATTGGTAGGTGGCCTTGAGCCGCTTGATCTTCTTGGACCGCTGCGGCTTGAAGTTCTTGAACCACGTCGCCTCGTCGGCCACGATGAAGTCCCTAGGCAGCCGGGAGACTATCTCCCAGTCGTTGACCATCTGCTCGGGGTTGATGATGCAGTACTCACCCTCGCCGCGCTTGTACCGCTGGTACTGGGCCTCGCGCTGAGGGGCTGTGCCGTTGACCACGATCACGTTGGCGTCGGGGGCGAAGTCCTCGATCAACCTTTTCCACTGCAACTTGATGGAGGCAGGGCAGATGATCAGCCCCCCGCCCACCTGGCCGTCCTCGATCAGCTTTTCTACCGCGGCGATAGTGATAACTGTCTTGCCCAGGCCCATCTCGTAGGCCACCAGGAGGTGTTGCATGTCGATCATGGCGTCGACCGCTTCTTCCTGGAAGGGGTACAACGACCCCTTGAAGGTCATGCCCCGAACTCCTCTACCAGCACCGCCAGCACGTCATTCATGGCGTCGAGCCAACCCTGCTGATATTCATCGCTGACATGTCCCTGGTGCTTCTCGGCCTCCCGAACTTGTCTGGCGAGCCATTTCTGAAAGGCAGCCAGGTCACGATCAAAGGTCACCAGAACACCGCCGGGATGAGGGTGCCTTTAAACATCGCCCTTCAGTTCCTCTATCCGGTCCACTACCTTCTGGCGTTCTACCTGCGCCTGCTCACGCAGATACAGGAACAACTCCTCCATAGTGAAGTGGCGGATGGTGCCGTCCTCCAGGTGGGCGTCCACACAAGTGATCCTCACCAGAACACCGCCGGCACCGCGTACTCCAGGCCCTTGCGGACCTCGGCCGGTGATAGCTCGCCGGGATCCTTGCCACTCAGGCCCTGGTAGTTGAACACGGTCATGGGGATGCGATGGTGCCACTTCTCCTTGAGGAGCCGGCGCATCTCGGCCCGCCCGGCGCGGTCGTCGTCCAGGGCCAGGGTCAGGCGGTCACACCGTTCCACCAGGAGCTTCATCTGCATGTCGGACACCTGGCAGCCGAAGGCAGCCACGGCGGGGATGCCCAGGGTGTCCAAGTAAGCCACGTCCAATGGACTCTCCACCAGGAGGGGCCGGTTCCAGACGAGCACGTCAAGGCCGAACAAGGTGCGGCCCTTCTTGATGCCAGGGGGATGGTTGCGGATGTCGACCCCTTTGGTCTGCCAGCCCCACTTCTCACCACCTGGGGAGAAGATGGGGATAACCCAGGCAGCCTCCTCGTAGTCCCACCGAAGCTGGAATCGGTCGCAGACCTGGGGGGTCAGGTGCCGGCGGGCCAGGGCACGGGGCGGGGGTGGCCCGAACTCCTCCAGCCGACTCTCCACCGCCATGCCGATGGGTGGCTCCCAGGGGGCCTCATCATCGGAGAGATCAACATCGAACTGGCGGATCATCTTCCTGGCGTCCCACAGGCTCACGCCGGCTACGTCGATGATGAGCCTGGTCAGGGAGCCTGAGTACTCGCAAGAGAAGCAGTGCATGGCCCCTGAGTGCCGGTTGATCGACCAATGGTCTGGCCGGCGCTCTCGCTCCCCCGTCCTCTTCTCGTGCATGGGGCAGCGCGCCTGCACCTCGACGCCCAGGGACCGGATGTCCTCGATCCCGATGTGCTCCAGCAGATCCTCAATCACGGCTGGTCATGTCGTCGTCGTCTTTGTACTCGATCTCTTCGGTCTCCATGATGGAGCCGTGGTCAAGATCCACCAGGAGCATGACATCGTGGATGGGGCAGTTCCTGGAGGCGATGATCCGTAGCTTCAGGTCGTTGGGCTTGGCCTCCCCCTCCTCTTTCACCTCCTCCACTCCAAAAATAACATCGCTGTCCTGGGCGAAGCTGGAGGAATATCCTATGGAGTCGAGGGACAGCACGCCACGTTTTGCTTTCCAGGACAAGGCTTGCGTGGTTTGCACGATGGGGATCTCAGCCCGATCTGCCAGTTGCTTGAGAGAGCGGGTGATCGAGGTGAGGGCCTGGGGGCTGCCCTGGGGCACGTCCTGCTCGCTCTCCATCATGTAGGTGCCATCGATGAACACGACCTGGGGCTGGTGTACCGCGATCCTGGCGGCGATGGCCGACACGGTGGTGGTGCGGCCTGGGTCATGCACGAAGATCATGGGCTGCATGCCCTCCACGCCGTGCATCATCCGGCTCAGCTTCTTCCACTCCCAGTCCTCCATGGCACTCGGGTGCTGGAGGTGGGTCAGGCTGATGCCGGCGCGGAGGGCGTTGTACCGGGTGATCTGCTCCTGGTTGGTCATCTCAAAGCTGATGAACATGGTCTTGGCCCCTGCGGTGTGGGAGGCGATGTTCATCATCATGAGCAGCATGGACTTCTTCACCTTCTGGAGGCCCACCAGGGTCACTAGTTGACCCGCCTGGAGGCCCCAGGTGGCCCGGTCCATGGACGGGAACCCGGTGGGCCAGCCGGCGATGCCGGGGTTGGCTGCCAGAGAGCGGAACATCGCCATCTGCTCCTCCATGGTGTCAATGGCGTCTTGATCCAGTAGCTCGGTGACCTCCTGGTGGAGGCCCTCCAGGCCCGACGCCAGGAGCTTTACCGCGATGTCGGTCTCTTGGTTCTTGTACGGCTCGTTGACGCTATCGAGTATGTCACTGAGCAGGGCATAACGGCGCTGGTCGCGTAGCTGATCGATGTAGTAAGCCAGCGGCTCAGGGGTCTCGATCAGGGTGTTGCCGTACTCGTGCTGGAAGGCGTCCTCACTGGGGGATGAGCCGTAGCGGTTCCAGTGCTCCCGCATCCAGTCGAAGACGGCGGCGTTCTCGGGGTCCAAGAAGAAGGTGGTAGTGATGCCGGCGTGAGCCAGGGCATCAAAGTTACGGTCCTGGATGGTGCGGCATATAGCCTGCCACTCGATGTCAGGCATCAGGACACTGTAAGAGGAGTGTCAGGCCCGCAGAAGAACCCGTGAGGCCCGTAGGCGAACCGCTGTTCCTCCAGGCCGTAGTACACGCGTTGGACATCGGGCATGTAGCTCAGCGCCCTCCCCAGGCTCTGAGGGGTGTCGTAGGTGACGTAGCGCACCGGCCAGTTCTCCTGGGTGACCTTCTCCGACAGGGCCTTGGTGAAGGCGGGACCGCGGGTGGTGACCACGAGGTCGATGCGCCAGGGGGTGCGTTGGTTGAGTGACCACATCAGGGCCAGCGCCCGGTCTTGCACCTTCCAGTAGTCGACGGCTCGTCGGAACTGGCCGGTAGTGGTTGCCAGTCGCTCCAGGCCCCTGACCAGTCGGTGGTCTGGGAGGACCGCCACCAGGCCCTCCCAGACGAAGAAGACTCGGCCCTCTGCGTCAGTCCCGATCTGACCACGACGCATCGGCGTTCCTCACCCTGTAGTCCTCGCCATCCACGAGCACGACGATGCTGGATCCCTGGAGATGGCTGGACATCCCTTCGCCGTAGCGTTCATCCAGTTCATCAAGCGTCAGATTGGTGGTGATCAGAGTGGGTGTGCCGCGGTTATAGCGGTAGCGCATCAGGTCGAAGACGCGCTCGCCTGACCAACCTGACCCTGACCTATGTTCGCGGCCCAAATCATCCAGGAGCAGGAAGTGACACCGCTTGATGTAGCGAAGCTGATCGTTGATGTACTCGATCCGGTCCGCATCCTGGACGCGGAACATCTCCAGGTACAGGTCGATGTAGGTGGCTAGTTCAATGCACTCGATCTTGTGCTCAGTGTCCCTGGCCGCGGTTAGTACACAGCACGCCAGGTGGGTCTTACCGGTCCCGTTCTGGCCCATGAAGGTGATGCCCTTGCCAATGGCTCTCGCCAGGGCGATCCTGCCGATATAGCCCTCGACAGTATTCACTGCCTCCTTCAGGATTGGTGTACTGGCCTCAAACTGCTCCAGGGTCTTGCTGCGATAGTGCGGGAATACGTCGTTCATAGTTCCTCTCCCAGGAAGTTCCGGTTACAGGTACGGCAGTGGTAGCGTTGACGGTCAGGGAGCACGAGGTTCACCTGGCGTCCGTTGCGGGAGACACTATCTCGTTGCCCACAGAGGGGGCAGGGTGGCATCTCAGCTTTGGCCGCGGCTCGTTTGCGCTCGCCGGCCTGGTATTGCTCCCGTAGCTTGCGGGTTGCGATGCGCTCCTGGAGGTGCCGGCGGGTCCACTCCTGCCGCCAGTCGTAGTACACCTCCTTCCCTTCATGGATGCGCCGTCTGACCTCTTCGGTCATGCCGGCGAAAATCCCATAGGGGAAGTCCTGGTAGTTCGCCAGGGTCCAGCGGGTGCAGTCTCTGAACACCGGGCAGCGGACGCAGATGGCCTGGCAGGCAGCCAGGGCCTCGATGCTGGTGTCGAAGTACAACTCGTTGACACGACCGGTAGGGGTCAGGCAGCCTCGCCTGGGGTCGATGTCGAAGTCAGGGTCCAGTCGACCGCGGACCCAGAGCGGGGTGCGCCTGGTCATGCCGGGGAGTATGAACGGGGGGTGTGACGGCCAAGCCAGTAGTCACGGCCCTGGCCGGCGCTGTACCTCCGGTCGCCAGGATGGCGCTTCCGAC